AGCATTCTTATAGAATTTCAAAGGAAGGCTATACCACACCTTATTGGAATTGGCCTGATCTGGCCAATAGTTGTGAATATTTGGATGAAATAGAATGTTCGGAAAATAGCAGTACAATTAGACCTAGAAAAGACTGGTCTGATAATATTCAAAGGGGGGCTGAATATTTCAAACAAAAACATGGAGTCTTACCAGCTTGGAATAATTGTGTTCCAGATACATCAGAACAACAAGTCAAGACTATTATGAAAAATATTTTTAAGCAGTTTGCTCAGAGCTACCCATAGTCTCTAATTCCCATTTATCGCTTTCTGTATTTATAAGAAGCAAAGTCTTTTTATTTTTTAAATAAGAATTCATAGAACCTGCTATTTTAGTCATTTGTGCGCTATGAGGTCCAATAACAACTTTACATCTTTTTAAAATCTCCACATTTTTTACAAATGTTAAAGTCTCTTGTTCTTTTAATGAAGGATTCATAGCCACCATATCAACATTAGAAATAGTTTTATTCCCATATCTTTTTTCTTCAGAATCGTAAATAAATTCAAAATTTGGATATTTTTGCTCAATTTCATATATATAATCCAACTCATCGCTAGTAACAAAAATTTTATTCCCTATGTTTAAATTTTCCACATAATCAAACAATGTAACATCGTTAATGTAATTAGTTTCTGTTATTTTATCGCCTCTTCTTAAATGTATTGCTATATAATCATCGAAAGATTTTATATCATACTTATGTTTTAAAAAATCTATCTTTTCTTCTACCTTTAATGAATATTCTTCCTTTAACTTTAAAAGATTGTACATATATCCAGAATATTGAACATAATCTTCTTTATCAGGACTCCAGCATTGATACTTATGCATGTTTTCACTATTCCAATACGAACCGAAATCGAAAAAAACCGCTACCTCATCATTATCAGTGAAATCAAATTTTTTAATTTCTTTTATGCCTTTATTTTTTAAATCATTTATATTTGGATTAAATTCTAAAAATGGATCATCGTATACATAATCTTTAGAATATCTAAAGATGGGTATTCTGTTAAAGGCTTGAGCTATTTGCATTATGAGTTTTCTTCTAGCATACATGGCCCCAAAACCACCATACTCGATATTACCCACTAGATATTGTTCTTTTTCAGTTGTAAAAATATTGTAATTCATTGTTGTAAATTCTAGAAGATGTTTTAGCAAACTCTCCGAGAGTCGCATATATTGATCGACAATTAGCCAAAGTCAATAGATCATAAAAAGTTGAAATATAGTCATTTTCTGTAACATTGAAACCTCTATCAATATGATTGGGTTCATATGGACTCAAGTATATGTTTTTTATATTATAACTATCAACCATATCTAAAACTTTTTTGGAATCTGAGCATAAAAATATTTCTTTTTTAAAATTTGCTATTTCTTCCAATCTTTTTTTAAATTCCGTTTCTATTATTTTTTTACCAAAATCATAATCGTTCCATTCAACCATTTCTCCACCACATCTTACATGTATACCTATATCGTATTTTTGAACATTATGTTCTTTTTCAAATTGATTTAAATTGAAAAATTGTTTTATAAAAATTTGAAAACTATTATAATGATTGAAATCGTTAGAGAAATCAATATTTGTGTGTATTTTATAATTTAATTCTGGAAAATCCAAATTTTTTATTTTTGAAGAATATTGTAAATAATTTTCCCAATCTATCACATTCAATTCCGTGAAAGCCTCGCTATTTATTTGTTTATAATTTTTAACTTTTAAAGCTACTGGATGAGGTATATTATCTATAAAATCTTTATTCAATTTTTCGGATAAAATCCAACAAGAATACATACCTTTTAACCTGTCACATAATCCTCCTTTATTTTTACCAACACCTTCAAAATATATTACACCATTCGTATTAGACATTTTTTAAAATTCTTTCTGTTACTTTTTCAAAAGTGAAGAAATTTTTATATATTTCCCATCCCTTTTCAATCATTTCAATCCTTTTATTAAAATCAATAGACTTTAAAATATCTTTTAATTTGCCAATATCTTTAACATTTAGTATTATAGAAAAAGAATTATAATCAATAACGTCCGAAAAAGGCAGATATGGATCATTATCATAAATGTATACTGGTATGCTTCTTAATTGTAAAGTCTCGTAAAATCTAAAACTTTGTTTACCATAACCTCTCGCACATATAGTAAAATGAGACTTGGATGTTATATTTGAGAATAAATCTAATTGTTGCGCGTTTATTCCATAATTCCATTCTCTGGAAGATATGTAAAATTCCTCATCATTTTTATATGTTTCTATAAATTTTTTCCTAACATCATGTGTTAAAGATCCGACAAAACTGCAAAAAATATTTTTATCCTTTATAATATTATCGACATTCATCGGGGCGCATATTAAAGGTATTGGTATGCCTTTAGAATAATTACCACCAGCGGAAAAAACTTTGATGTCAAAACCATCTATATTTTCAGAAGGAGCGTCATCGTGTTGACAAACGGTGAAATATTTTTGATTTTTTGGCAAAGTGTCTAAGAAACATTGCAGCACTGGGTTTCTGTAATTGTGTAACCAATTTTTTAAATATATGTTGGTCCAAAATATAGGAAGGTAATATCTATCATATACTTCGTGTAAACAATTTTTTATAAAATAATCACAAAAATATTCTTCTAAATACAAACCTTGATGATAAGAAGGATATGGCGTTAAAGGATATTTTATCCTTAAATATGTGGTATCAAATAGTAACTTTTCCTGTAATTTCATCTTTAATATATTTTAAAAGTTTTATTTTATTTTCTATACCAGCAGTCCAGTTAGCATGATGCATTAGAATATTTTTAGGAATGTTATTATACGTCTCACCATTCCAAACAGCATTTCCTGTGTTATATGCTATGGTATAATATTTGTCTTCTGGTAAAGTCTTAAACTTAATTTTATTATCTCTTGCGAAATAATTAAAAGCATATTGATCATGCTCGAAACTGTTAATGTATGTTAAAGATGATTCGAATGTTTTTTTAATTTGCTCATTGCAATTTATAATCATAAACCCAGTACACATTATGACATTTTCTGGACATTTTGGAGTATCACATTGACAATATATATCTACATTTTTATCAGAATATTTTAAAACATCATCCGCAAAACCTTCAAAAAATTGAATATCTGGATCTGAAAATATTATCCATTCCCCCATATTATCCGATATTGCCTTTATAATAACCTTCAATTTATCTGAAGTCGATTCTCTAAATCCATAGGTGCTGTAAGAACCGTTTTTGCTTATCTGCTCCATTTCTGAAACATATAGGGAAAATTGTTTATTAGCGTTCGCTTTCTTATATGACGGTAAAAAGTACTCATCAAAAAGAATTTTATGAGAAGATGAAAAGGTTGTATAAATTTTCATAATATATTTTCTATATTTTTTAAAAAACCATTAGGTGATAGGTAATTTTCCCATATTTCTCTACACTTTTTTTGTTGTAATATTAAATCTTTTTTGTCACAATATTCTTTAATTATATCGTTTATGTTTGTCAACTCACTCTCTTCGACAAAAACTATTTCTTTTTTATAATCTATTAAGTTTTCAAAAGGTAAAACACAATCAGTGTTTATGAAAATCGGTATTCTACCATAACACATTGTCTCGTAAAATCTATATGAAAAATTTCCACAACCTCTTGGGCATAATACAAAAATGTTATTCTCTAAATTTTTAAAAAATCTTTCCCTGCCAATTTTTTTATCAATTATTGGGTTTTGAAAAAAAGAAAACACTTCATCATGATTCAATGGAATATTTCCTTTTTTGAGTTCAAATAAAGCTTCTTTTCTAACTGGCCTATTACTATCTCCACAAAAACCTATAGATAAATTATTCGAATATCCTTTAGAGTTTTTTATTATATCTGGTATAAAAACTGGAAAAGCGTATTCATTTTCCATTTTAGATTTATAATCGAAAGATGTTCTAAAGAGAATTATATCGCTAGGTATTTCGTAATCACCACCAAAATCATCGTTATTCAAACATATTAATTTTTTATTAAATTCTTTAGCTTTGTGTAAAACTTTTAAAAATCTGTCTTCTTTTGAACTTTTGAATTTGAAAGGTAATGCGAAATAATCACATTCATTTTCGTTTGAATATTCTACCGTATTTAAATTATAAAATATACCAGACTCCCAAAAACGATTATTGTTTATGTAATTTTTAGCATCATTTGATAAAAGTTGATAAGAAAATAATAATTCTGTAACCAATTCCAAATCTTCCAATTTCAAATAATTTTTATCGACGTAATATTTCATTTAAAATAAATTCTTTCTAATTCAACTTCATTGTCGAAAGGATGCCAATAATTACCACCTTTTCTTTTTAATAAAACGTTGTAAAGATAATTATGCCAAATATCACAATCTTCTTTGTTTATATTCCATAAAAGATTTTTATTATAAATTAATTCTGGAGAATCTTTCGATGATATTTCTTCATGCATTATATGAAAAGTCATCGCTGGCCATTTGTTACAAAAATCGCAATTACCGTATCGTTTCATCTTAGTGGCATAATCAACATCCCAACCACTGATAGCATAAATGTATTTTGGAAATTTATGTCCATTTTCTTTCCACCACTTTGTTTTTACAGCATATGCATCAAATCCAGCAACTTGATAATGTGAAATTTCTTTAGGCTGCTCGTCTAAAGAGTCAATATTTCCTATAGCTAATCTGGCAGCACAATAAGTGTCGAAATTCGTGCTTAATATATGTTTTATGAATCTATCGGATATTATTATGTCCGAATTTACAAATATAAACATGTCTATACCATTTTCATCTGAGTAATCACTTAAACAATTAAACATATCATGGATCATTGGTAAATCTCTACTGCTACCATTTGTATAAAAACTACTATGCTCTTTCAAGACATATAAATTTTTAAAATCATCACTATCATTGACTTTATCGCTATTCTTAAAATCTAAATTTACCAACTCTATATTAAATTTTTCTTTAAGTCTCAATAGACTTTTTTGTGAAATTAAAACTCTTTCATTTAAAGGATGGTGCAGATTAAAACCTATGCATATTTTCACAATAATATTTTATCTTTTTTCGATCAAATATCAACTTGATTATTGTTATTATCTTATTAAATTTTTAGGTCGATGTCTAGATTAATATATTTTACTTTAGGATACAATATAGAGTATTTAAATTTAACGAAATTATGCATAGAAAGTTTGTATAAGAATGGTTATGATGGTGATTTTTTGTTTATAAGTGAATTTGAAAATGAAATATTGGAAAAGATTGAATTTCAAAAAAAACCTTATTTTATTTTTTCAAAAAATGAAAATCTATTTCAATCTAGTGCTAATAAATTCAAAATATATCAGTTTGAAAAAATAAAAGATTTCAACAAAATATTATTTTGCTATTCGGATATTCTTTTTTTGAAAAATCCTGACATTTTATTTGATAAAATAAGAGAAAATAAAATATATTTGTGTAAAGAAACGGATTTGATGTCACATGAATTGTGGGGCGGTAATCTTATAAATGATTATGAAAGGGATGATATTTTTAAAAAAAATATATATGGCATGAATGCTGGTATTTTTGGTTTCAATAACAATATGGTGGATGTGTTTAGAGATATTGAAGAATATATGTTAAATAATATGGATAAGGGCAATAATTGTTTGGAACAACCTTATTTGAATGTGTTTTTATATAGAAAAGATTTATACAACGATTCTTTTAGCGATGAAGTGACAGCTAAAGGTTATCATATGAATAATTTTAACGGCACCGCGATACATTTCACGACAGATTCTGGAAATTATCATAAAAAAATTGAAAAAATGATAAGTTTTAAAAACGATAATAATTTATGAATATAAACGATTTTATAGAAATAGTACACCCATATACAATGACTTCTTTGGAAAGAATAAGATCTTTATTCGATTCTTTAGAATATGTTAGATTGCAAAATATAGATGGCGATTTTGTTGAATGTGGGGTATGGAGAGGTGGTAATATTTTAGGAATAATGGAATATTTGAATCATCACAAAATGTTTAATAGACACGTTTGGCTGTATGACACATTTGAAGGAATGACTGAACCAGAAGATGCTGATATTGATTGTGATGGTAGAAAAGCGATTGATATCATGAATTTGCCACTTGTGAAAGCATATGCTGATTTGAATGATGTGAAAAACAATTTATCCAAATCAACATTTCCTGTAGATAATGTGCATTATATTGTTGGTGATATAGTTGAAACATTAAATTGTGATAAAAATATTCCAAAAGATATAAGTTTATTACGATTAGATACTGATTGGTATAAATCCACAAAAAAAGAGTTAGATGTGTTATATCCTAAATTAAAAAATGATGGAGTTTTAATTGTCGATGATTATGGTCATTGGCAAGGTTCGAAAAAAGCATTTGATGAATATTTTGAAAATGTTAATATTTCTATTGAAAAGATAGATTATACTGGAATTAAAATTATAAAAAAATGAAAATATTAAAAACGCGAAACGATCTTTTAGATATATTGCCTAAAAATATAATTGTAGCTGAAATTGGAGTTTTTAAAGGAGATTTTTCAAAAATAATATATGAGAAAATGGAACCCAAAGAATTACATTTAATAGATATTTTCGATGGTGAAATGTGTTCTGGTGATAAAGATGGAAATAATGTCGTATGGACAAATTTGAACGATGAATATTTAAAACTTAAAAACGAATACGATAATAACAGCATTATTCATCTACATAAGGGATGTAGTTTTAATGTATTAAATAATTTTCCAGACGGATATTTTGATTTGATTTATATTGATGGAGATCATAGTTATGAGGGTGTCAAAAAAGACTTAGAAGTTTCTTATAGAAAAATTAAAAAAGGTAAACATATATGTGGTCACGATTATTCTAAAAATATATTTCAAAGCGTAGTTAATGCTGTCGATGAATTTTGCAGAGATAAAAATTTAAAAATAGATTTTTTAACAGAGGATGGATGCCCCACGTATTGCATAGTTGTCGATTAAATGCAACTTTCTACCATTCTCGCTTCCTCTTCTCTTCTTTTTATAAGACCATCCATATTTTTACCCTCCCAAAGCCTTTTCATGGAACGTATCTCTTTAGCTATTCCTTTGTAATCTTTTTTTAATACCAATGGTTTTATGTTTAGCATTTCTGTTCTAGAAAATCCTTTAGTTGATGCTCCCCTGTTAAACACAATACTTACTAATCCGATTTGAGCATTTTCACACAATTCATCCATTTTTGACCATAGAGCATTGGTCAAATTCCAAAATTTGGGTAACGTCCAATCAACAAATGCCTCTGAAGCATTTTCCCAAGAAAGCTCTATATTTTGAACTTTATGTAATGCGTTTTTAGCTAATTCACCTTTTAATCCTATTGTTGATTTTAATTTTTTATTTTCATCATCAGTGAAATATTTTGAAAAATAAGTATCAAATTCCTTTTCACTCATATATCCAAGATCTGCACCTATTCCCATAGTTATTCCTGAAGCCCCCCTTGGCCAAGTCATTTTTTTTAAGAATTTATTGTAATACTTTTCGCCACCACTTTCAAAAGCTATAACAGGAGTCCAATCATAATCTAAAAATGTTTTCTCTTTTCCCATAATTAATCAATTTCTAATTTATAGTCATCTTCTTTATGTCCAGATAGATATTCTTCTACACGAATTTCTTCTTTAATAAATTTTTGTTCACCTTTTAAATCAATCAAAGAATTAGACTGCATTCTATAATCTAAAACAGTTTGAACACCTAGATAACTAGCTATTATAACCGCTAAAATTTTAATTGTTTCTGTAAAAATAGAAACAAATGGTAGAGTTAATGCTGGACTAGCAGCAGTTAAAAATAAAACAAAAATACTACCAATATAAAAAAATGCCAAAATTATAACAGAACAAAAAACAACATAGAATTTTTTAGATGCTAAAAAATTCACCTTACTCAAATCCTCTTTGTATCTAGCTGGAGTGTTTGGTGGAACTTCTCCGCTATGCAACATAGAACTTGCTGTTTTTGCTATATTTACAATCTTATCCCACATTATAATAAAATACCCCCAAATATAAAACCAACTAGAAAACCACATATAAATATTGATTTTATAGGATTATCGTCACACCATTTTTTTATCGACATTATTATATTCATAAAATTCCTTTTATTCTGAGATATACACCAACTCCCATAACACCTATTAAAGATATTATTGTTATGTTTCTCCAAAGAATTGCTAAATCCTTTTGCAAAAGTTTTTTATCTTTTTGAAGAATTTGTTTTTCCAAATCTTGTATTTTCACAACCATGTCATTTTGTATTTTATATTGTTCTGTTAATTGTTTGTCAACTTCTTTAGAATATAAATTTAAATTGTCATTATCTATTTTTAATTGATTTAAAACTCTTTCATCCTTTAACAAATCGAGATATTCTGGAGATTCGGCTAGAATTACTTTATCTTTTTTATTGGATTGTGGTAAAAGAGCAACTCTTTCAGTTTGATTATTACTATTGGTTTTTACGATTGATTCTATTTTTATTCTGTGTTTTGGGGGAGCTACCAGTCTAGTACTTTCATTAGAATATTTCTCCGCAAGATCAAAACGAGCGGAGCCTAAAGAGTCTTTAACAGCATAAACCGATCTACTCAATTCTTCCGATTGCTTTTCAACATATTTTGTGGTCGTGCAAGAAACCATCAATAGAGATAATATTGAAATTAGAATATAGTTCATATAACTATTTAACATATGGAATTTGTTATATGTTTAATTTCAATATCGTTTATTTTTATCATATATTTAAATTTTAATAAAATAGTTAATTTTATATCGAAAAAAGATAAAAAAATATTAAGCGAAATTGTAGAAGAGAAATTATCGAAAAGAAAGAAACTTGGTTCGCCTAGAAGATATAAATAATATAAGTGGCTAATTATATCACATCTTATCAAACAGCAGAGCAAGGAAAATTCTTAGAACTGGGAGAAAATACCACTTTTCCCCCAATTTCTGTCACACGTTTCTCCTATCCAGATACTAGCAATGCATTTCCACAAAACTCAGCACTAAAACCACTTTCATCAGTGGATGTATATTCGAAATATGCCGTTTTAACGCATTTAGTAAATCCAGAGGATATAAAAATATCTTTAAGCGCAAATAACATTACGGTTAGCAATCAAAGAGTTGAAACCCTACTAAACGCCATATCATCTCAAATATTTTATATCCAAACTTACACAGATGATTTAGAAAGTAACACTTTTGATACAGCATCTGCTTGTGATGATACTTATCGTGAATTATTAAAATTAAATTCAAATTTTAGAACATTATCTACGACAGATTTTACAATTCATGCTTCAAGAACTATTCCAGTTTCTGGAAATATAGTAGCTACAGTAGATACAACAAAAGGATTTCCAATAACATTTGCCGATTCCCCTAATTTTGATGCATTCAATAGAATGCGAGTTTCAAATCCTTTAACACTTTTTGATTCTTCACATCGTTACAGGGATAATAATTTATGGTCTACGCTATCCGCGAATGGAGGTTCAGTTTCATTCAATCAATCACAGGGATTGATGGACTTGAATGTTACTAATACAACAGGAGCAAGTGCGATAAGAGAAACAACAAAAGTATTCTCCTATCAACCTGGCAAGTCCTTGCTTGTCATGAATACATTTGTCATGGCTTCTTCTGCTACCAATTTAAGACAGAGGGTGGGATATTTTGGAGATCAGAATGGAATATACTTTCAGTTAGATGATGATAATATTAGTATAGTCAAAAGATCACTCGTCACAGGTTCCATTGTAGAGAGTGTAGTTTCTCGATCCAATTGGAATGGCGATAAGCTAGATGGAACTGGTTCTTCTGGTATAATTTTAGATCCATCCAAAGCACAAATTCTTTGGATGGATATCGAATGGTTGGGCGTAGGAACAGTAAGAGTTGGTTTTTGTGTTAATGGACAGTTTATTGTTTGCCACTCATTCCATCATGCTAATATTATAGATTCAACTTATATTACTACAGCTTCTTTACCTTTAAGATATGAGATTACTAATAAAGCAGCTACAACAGGTGGATCTAAAACACTAAAACAAATATGTTCTACCGTAATTTCCGAAGGCGGTTATGAATTAGGAGGCTTACAACAAGCAGTCTCGATTCCAATAACTACACCAAGAACTTTCGCAGTAGCTGGTACGTTTTATCCAATTATTTCAATTCGATTAAAAGATTCTCCAGATAGATTGGATGCGATTGTTATTTTAACGGCTTTATCAATTCTTGCGGGAGGGAATGGAATTGATTACAACTGGCAAGTTAGAGCAAGCGGAGTTACATCAGGAGGATCTTGGATAAATTCAGGAATTGATAGTGCTGTGGAATATAATATAAGTGGAACTAGTTACGCTGGTGGTAGAATATTGGCTAGTGGATTTTTAAATGCTTCGAATCAAGGTTCTCCGAATTTGGATATTCTCAAAGAAGCTTTGTTTAAATTTCAATTAGAACGAAATAAACTAACAAATACTCCTTTTGAATTAACTTTGGTTGCCGCTGCGCGTACTGCGAATGGTTCCGAAATTTTCGCTTCTATGGATTGGGAAGAAGTTAGTCGTTGATACATTAAAAACTAAATAAATATATGAGAAACTTTTGGCAACCATCTATAGATAATTGGATTTTAAAAGAAAACGATGCCAATAATAGTGCAGTGGATAACAATTCTAAATTTTCTGGAGATTTTATGGCTGGAGGTTCAAATTTCCCACTACCTGTTAAATCCGAAGAAGAGGAAGAATTTGATAAATTAAAACAGAGTTATAAGGGTATAACGACATTTTCCAGATTAAAGGATCAAATCAATCAAATTTTAGAAGATATATACAACCTATCTAAAGTGGATAAAGATAATAAAGGCGTTAATCCTTACGAAAATATTATTCAAATGATGGATAATCCAGATTTAAAATCCATGTTGGAAATAGCTTCTAATGAAATTAAAGAGAAGAATCTTTCTTCTTTTTAATTTTTTTCTTCTTTGGTTTTTTTATTAAAATTGTTGACATGCTGGACGGTGCTATACCAGCTGGTCCAGAACCTTTAAAACCTACTGGTAATGAACCTACAGTGTTAATATTAGTTGAAGGTACAGGAGCTTGCAATCCTTGAACGTTTTTAGATCTTGGGTATATATTGAAGGCTTCTATTATTCTCAATATTTCATCATCAAATTTCATTAAAAAGCTTTTATACATTTTGTTACAACAACACTAGGTTGGATAATATTAGCGGGTCTTCCCAAAGGTCCAATGTTTAAACCGTTAATGGAACCATCTCCACTTGGAATATCTTTAAATGAAAAATTACCATCAGGATTTTCGAATTTTTGTATGTAGTAATTACCATTCTCTTCGGAAAATCCTTGATAAGTGTGAATGTGTGATGGTATATCATCTTTTTCCAGAATAACTGTTTCTGATCCACCAACACTACCTAAAGCATTTTCTAAATTTGTCGTAGATGTACCACCAGATCCTACAGATACTCTTCTTCTAAAATCTGGTAAATTGAATAAAGGATATGTACCTCCCCAGTAATTTTCTATAGAATTGTACAATTCGGGATACTCTGATGCTGATAAAGTTTGACCATTACAGAAAAGATAACCTTCGGGTGGAGTTGGTCCAGCATAGTCTATGACCGTACCCACAGGTACCCCTAAAGTTTGACCAGATGAATTTGCTAATAATGGTGCCAATACATTAGCCAAGTCTTGTAAAGGAATATCTTCAACATTACCAGTCACTCCAAGATTACCTTTAATATGATTACCTTGGATAATTTCTAACATATCATTAGAAATACCATTTGGACTTATGGCTAATTTATTGGCTAGATCGAAATATAATTCTTGTGAGGGGTTGGCTAATCTTATTTCTGTACTAGAATATTTCTCTAAACCTCTACCTATAGAAGAATCTTGTAAATATTGAGCGTCTAAACTTAACTTTTTAACAGAAAAAGCACTACTTTCTGTTAATGTGGTTGTGATATTATCTGCTACAAAATTTCTAGTTATTCTAGCATAAGACAATATATTCGAAGGAATTGTTCCACTCAATGCGTATAAATTGTTGGTAGTATTATCGTAAACATAATCTCCTTTATACGCCGATATAACTCCAGACTGGTTAGTTATTAAATTAAAATTGGCAAAACCTAAAAATTTATTTGATGTTAAAACACCGCCAGGTGTTATTCCGTCTCCTATAAACAATCTTTTATAATCAGTTACATAAACGGGTTCGGCTTCATCGTATACCACATCATCCCTGTTAACTTCAGCACCTTTTCTTATAATAAATTTTATGAATTTATTCTCATCATCCATAGAGTTATTTATGTTGTCAATTAAATAATTATATGAATTCTTTAATTTATGGTGTGATATTAGACGCTAATATGTTGAAATGTATAGATACTTCTAATGGTAATGTTTTGGGAAGTGTGAATTATCAAGATAAAATCACAACGAATCCCATGGTTGTTGGTGATAGATGCACTGTAATTTTTAATAATTCTAAAGGTGTAATATACAAATTGCCAAATTTCAATGTTGCCACCACATTTAATGCTTGATAAGATGTGTTGATGTGTTATTATAACTCTAATATGGAACACGATTTTTATTCTTTTGAAAAAAATCCAATTTTAGAATATTCACCTTTGGAAAAAAGAGGTGTATTTATAGGTTGTGATATTAAGAGTAAATATGACGAAAATCGAATACATATAAAGGAATCTTTCAATCCAATAAGAATAAATCATTTAGATAGAAATTTTTATGGCCCTTTATTGCCATTAAAGGATGAACATTCTAGTTTATTGAATATATTTGAAAAATATAAAATTATAGATTTGTTTTTTTATAATAAAACATTGAATGAGTTCGATTTAACATGTGGTGATAATTTTTTATATTTAGATTATGGGTTATATCCTATTGATTCTAAACATATTTTAAAATATTTTCCGAAATTTTCATATAATGACTTTTTCGCGGAAGATGGTAATTTGCCTAGTTATCAAAGAATTAAATCTATTAATATGATGTTTCTATTTCCAAACTGATAGAGAAGCGTTCATATTAAATAAAATATAATACTATGATTTTCGAAGAACAAATTTCACGCAAACCGAACAAATATCCATGGACTGATAAATTTATAGAAGCTATGCACAATGGATTCTGGACAGATAAAGAATTTTCATTTAAGTCTGATGTTCAACAATTTAAAGTAAATTTAACCGATCAAGAAAGAGAAATAGTCATACGCACTTTGTCTGCTATTGGACAAATTGAAATAGCAGTAAAAACTTTCTGGTCAAAGCTTGGTGAAAATCTTCCACATCCTGCATTACAAGATTTGGGGTATGTTATGGCTAACACAGAAGTTATTCATAATAATGCATATGAACGTCTAATCTCTACACTTGGGCTAGAAGATGTATTTGAGAAGAACCTAAAACTTGATTGGATTGAAGGTAGGGTAAAATATTTAAAGAAATACACGCATCGTTATTACAAGGATTCTAAGAAGCAATATGTATACGCCTTGACTCTTTTTACATTGTTCGCTGAAAACGTATCATTGTTTTCTCAATTCTATGTAATCAATTGGTTCGCTCGTTTTAAGAACGTTCTTAAAGATACAGATCAACAAGTAAAATATACTCGCAATGAAGAAAATATCCATGCTCTTGTTGGTGCTAAAATAATCAATACAATTAGAGAAGAATATCCAGATCTTTTTGATGATGAATTTGTAGAAAGAGTTGTTTCCGAAGCAAAGGAAGCATATGAATCAGAAGCAAAAATTATCGACTGGATGATAAATGGAATTAAAGAGGAAGGTCTTAGTGCCGTTATTCTTAAAGAATTTGTAAAAAACAGAATCAACGAATCCCTTAAAATGATTGGATTTCCCCCAGCTTTTGAGATTGACAAAGAACTTATTTCTTCTACAATGTGGTTCGAAGAGGAATTATTGGGAAATAATATGACTGACTTTTTTCATTCCAGACCAGTTGAGTACTCCAAAAAATCCCAATCATTTTCAGAAGACGATTTATTTTAAAATATGAAATTTGATAAACTTATCAACCAAATTTTAGAAAAAAAAGATCTAGGTATTATGACAGATGAAAATGGAATTAAAAGATCCGTTGACGCTGTTGTAAAATTTGCAGAGAAAAATAAAGAAAAATACTTTAAAAAAGATTTTTCGATTTCAAAGCTTGAACATGAGTTGAAATGGTGGGATAAACAAAATAAAGATGATCCAGAAAAATCAAATAAGAGAATGATGAAGGCTGATACTTCCTTTCCATTATTGGTTATAAAAAACAAAAGTTATGGTTTATCGGTATCGGATGGATTGAATAGATTAAAAAAAGCAAGAGATGTTGAACATAAAAAGGTAATAGATGTTTATCTTGTGCCAGAAAAAGATATTCCAGATAGCACAATTTTAGATTAAATTATATGACAAACAAATACGAATGGCTTAACAAAGACTCACGAAAATTTCTGGAAAGAGGTTATTTGTTAGAGGGAGAAACAGCAGAACAAAGAATTAGAGATATTGCAGAAACAGCAGAAAAATATTTAAACTCTGAAGGATTTGCTGATAAATTTGAAGATTATATGGCTAGAGGATTTTATTCCTTATCCAGCCCCATATGGAGCAATTTCGGACGTAAAAGAGGTCTTCCTATCTCTTGCTTCGGTTCATATATACCAGACACAATGGAAGGAATTATGGAGAAAGTTTCCGAAACCGCTGTTATGACCAAACATGGAGGTGGTACATCTGCTTATTTTGGTAACGTAAGAGGAAGAGGAACTCCAATTTCATCTGGTGGAGAATCTACAGGTTCTGTACATTTCATGGAATTGTTTGACAAGCTCATGAATGTTGTTTCGCAAGGAAATGTTCGTAGAGGATCATTTGCCGCATATCTTCCAATCGATCATCCAGACATTGAAGAATTTCTAAAAATCAAATCAGAAGGTTGTGAAATTCAAGATCTATCTATTGGTGTTTCTGTGTCGGATGAATGGATGAAAAAAATGGTAGAGGGTGATAAGGAAGCACGTAAAATTTGGGGTCTTGTTATCAAGAAACGATTTGAATCTGGTTATCCTTACATTTTTTTCAGTGATAATGCTAACAACCAAGCACCGCAAATTTATAAAGACAAAGGGATTAAAATTAATAATTCCAACTTGTGTTCGGAAATTATGCTTTCTAATTCTGAGGAAGAGTCGTTTGTATGTGATCTTTCTTCTTTAAACTTGGAAACATGGGAAGAATGGAAAGATACTGATGCGGTAGAAACTTTGGTTTATTTTTTGGATGCGGTAATGTCAGAGTTCATCGAAAAAACCGAAGGAATGAAATTCATGGAAGCTCCTAGAAATTTTGCTATTAGTCAAAGAGCATTAGGAGTAGGTGTTCTCGGTTGGCATTCTTTATTGCAATCCAAGATGATTGGATTTGAATCAATGGAGGCGAAAATATTGAACAATCAGATATGGAGATTCATCAGACAACGTTCTGAACATGCAACATGTGAATTAGCGAAACTTTTTGGTCGCGCCCCAATATTTTCCCTTTCTGAGAATAAGTCAGAATACAACAGAAGAAACGTAACAACTCTTGCGGTTGCTCCTACAACTTCATCCAGTTTTATTCTTGGACAGGTATCACCTAGTATAGAACCTCTTAATAGTAATTATTTTGTAAAAGATCTTGCGAAGGGTAAATTTACATTTAAAAACCCATATCTCAAAACTCTTTTAAAGGAAAAGGGTAAAGATGATGATGAAACTTGGAAATCTATTCTTGTTAAGGGTGGAAGTGTTCAACATTTAGATTTTCTTTCTGATAATGAAAAAGAAGTGTTTAAAACATTTGGTGAAATTTCACAAAAAGAAATTGTTATACAAGCTGCACAACGTCAAAAATATATTGATCAGGGTCAAAGTTTAAATATTATGATTCCTCCTAATACGAAACCAAAAGATGTAAATGAACTTATGATCTTCGCATGGGAACAGGGAATTAAATCCTTGTATTATCAACGCAGCGCAAATCCCGCTCAAGAATTAGCTAGATCTATAATGATTTGTAAATCATGTGAGGCTTGATTAAAAAAGATAAATATTAGAACATGCCAGTTCTAATAGATAATAAAGTTGAAGATAATGATTCACATCCAACATTGTTTGGATTTCCTACAAAGAATGGATTCGCTTCTAAGACTTTAAATTTTGTTTATATTATAGTGATGGTGGTTGCTATCGCTTTTGCTTATCATGCACTTAGTTTAATATTGACAGATTGGAACACTGGTTTAATATTTTTAGCTGCTTTATCCGTAGTTGGATTACCATATTGTATTAAAATTATAATGTATGGTAAGGAAGTTTTCGAATATAAACATGCTGTTTTATGTATTTTAATAAGTTTATTACCGACAATATTTGATTTTGTTGGTTTTTATTCTGAAACCAGTATTAGGCAATCTTTATTGACTAAAAAATTTGAAGTTTTAGAAATTGTAAATTATTTCGATAAAGATGCTAGAGAATCTTTAAATTTTCAAATTTTAGATTTAGAGAAAAAATTAAACGAAAAATCTACAGAGCAAGAACAAATTTTCAATTTAAAAATTAAAGAAATAAATGAGAGAAATAATAAAATCCAAACAGAAATAGAACAAAAATTTGTATCTCAAGTAAAATCCTTAAACGATAGAGTTAATAAAGCTCAACAAGCTATAATAGACGAAACTCAAGGTGTTAAAGGTAAGTATAGTTCTGGTGTAGCTGGAACAGGTCCAAAAACTAAAGAATTAGAATCCGAATTAAGAAGAGAACAAGCCAATGTTGATTTAGAAAAAGGGGAAATTGAATCTAATAAACAAAAGGAAATAGAAAAACAACAAAAAATATCAGAATTAGAGATAAAAACTCTAGAAGAAAATAAAATTAAAGAGTTGGAAAAAATTAAAAAAGAAACTGATATTAAAATGCAATCCTTAAAAGAGGGAGTTGCCAATATAGATGCTCTGTTGGGAGAAAAGGGTCTAATTTTTGAAGTTAATAAAGCTAAAGATTTCACCGAATTAGCCGATGTTTCCATAAAATTAAACAGTGCTATCAATACAGTATCTTCAAAAATAGGAGTCAAACCAGATTACGTAAAATTTGAATATGATAATGTAATTCAGCAATCTTTTAATGCTTTATTAAAAGGTGAAATTACAGCACTTATATGTTTTCTTTTAGCAGCTTTATTGGAATTGGTTGATACTATTATAGTTTACATGGTTAGAGGGGTTAAACCAGATAAACAGAAAAAAAGACAAGAACCTGAAATAAATAATTTGCGAGAACGAATATATTACGATTATTGAAATTTTGAAGGAGCATACTTAAACAGGGGAGGGTTGGCGGGACAACATTAGAGGTTGTACTGTTTAAGGTTTGAATAATTTTTATTGACATATTTGTTCAATCTGTTAATATCGATAGGAAATCATATATGATTAAAAACGAAAAACACCAAAACCTCTCAGATTTAAAAAATAAAGCTTTAAATCTAAAACATAAAGGATATTCAGTTTCAGAAACTTCTGAAAAATTAAATATTCCTAAATCTACAGTGTGGGATTGGTTTAACGATAGGCGTAGAACTAATGTATGTGAATCTGTTAAAACTTATCCAATAAAATCATATGAGAATATGAGTAAATTTGATAAAAATTTTGATATTTGTGATTTTTTATCTCAATTGGCACCTATAAACGTTCAAAATCTTAAATTAAATTCTAAAAATAATTACACACACACGAATAATGTAATGATTTTGAATGATCTACATTTTCCGATGCAGTGTAAAACTTCCATAGATATATTTTTATCAGTTGTTTCAGAGCTACAACCAAAATCTATCATTATAAATGGAGATTCTCTGGATATGTTAGCCATATCCAGATATCCTAAAGATATTAGAACAAAATTCAATCTTTTAGAAGAAAGAATTGAATATCATAAATTTTTATCAGATCTTTTATCAGTATCTAACGGTGCTGAAATTGTTGAAATTCATGGTAATCATAGCGGAGATTCTACTTTTGGTAGATGGTGGAGGTATTTAAGTGAAAGAATTGGAGAATTGTCATGTCTTCCAGAAATTAAAGAAACTTTGAGTTATGAAAATGTTTTTTTGGGAGAATATAAAAAATTTGTTAAAATGGCCGATTATGTTGAATTGACTGACGATTTGGTTGTATTGCATGGTGAGGTTGTTAGAAAATATGGTGGATATTCCGCTAGAGGTACTTTAGAAAAGTATTACCAATCTTCCATAATGGGGCATACTCATAGAGTTGGATATACAGCGCAAAGGATACCATCAATAGGTAAAAGAAAGGATAAGCAGATATACGCTTGGGAAATGGGATGTATGTGTGATTTGAATCCTTTATATGGTTCTGCTCCAAATTGGCAGAATGCTTTTGGTATAGTGTCATTGTCCGATGATGGTAATTTTGGACTTGAAACTGTTATGATTAATGATTCAAAGGCTACAGTATCTACTTTGCAAAAAACGTTTTATGTCTAATGTAAAAGATTTTTTATCAGACTTTGGAGATGATTTGATTATTATGGATGGTTTTGACGATTGTATCGAAGGGGTTTCGATACAATTCGGTCAAGATTATAAAGTTTGTTACAATCTCGATAAAGTTATTAACAAATTAGAGTCCGATGGCATGTCTCATGAAGAGGCTTTAGAGTATTTTGAATTTAATCAATTAGGTTCTTATGTTGGTGATAAAACACCATGTTTTCTGACTAAATATTAGAATGGCGATACAGAGTGCAGAATATTTAAAAGAACGTTTTAGTGATTTAAAAAAACCTATAGGAACTGAATTTTCAGATTTAATAGATTCTTGTTACAATAATTCTGTCTCTGGAAATACTACTATTTATGGTAGTGTTACGGCAAACGATTTGGTGCAATTAAACAATGTTATCATGTTGGCAGATAACGGTTCAAGATTTAAAATAACAATTTCAGATATTGGAGCAATTTTAACAACTCCATTACTTCCTTTAAGTCCAACACCCACTCCAACACAAACTTTAACCCCCACACAAACCCAAACTCCAACCAATACACAGACTGTGACTCAAACGCCCACACAAACACAGACTTCAACTACAACACCGACTACAACACCAACACAGACACCAACCAATACACAGACACCAACAGAAACTCCTACTCCAACACAGACACCAACCAATACACAGACTCCAACAGAAACTCCTACTCCAACACAGACACCAACCAATACACAGACACCAACCAATACAGAAACTCCAACACAGACTCCAACAGGGACTCCTACTCCAACAGGGACTCCTACTCCAACACAGACACCAACCAATACAGAAACTCCAACACAGACTCCAACAGGGACTCCTACACCTACACCGACAGAAACCGAGACTCCAACACCAACTCCTACACCTACAGAAACTCCTACACCAACTCCAACAGATCCTAAAACATAAAGTCGATCTTGGATCTAAGAGTAACTTTAAAGAATATTTTTATATAATTCGAGAAAATATATTATATTGAATTATATCTTTTTTGTGATAAACTAAATTGATATCATTTAATATGCGAAACAATAAAATATTCATTCAGATAGCATCCTATAGAGATCCTCAACTAATACCAACAATAAAAGATTGTTTGAATAATGCGAAAAATCCAGAAAATTTGGTGTTTGCTATCTGTTGGCAACACGACGATACTGAAAATTTGGATGAGTTTAAAAATGATACAAGGTTTAAAATAATAGACGTTCCTTATCAAGATAGTAAAGGGGTTTGTTGGGCTAGAAATGCTGTTCAACAATTATATTCTGATGAAAAATATACTTTACAAATAGATTCACATATGCGTTTTAATAAAGATTGGGATGAAACGCTAATAGGAATGGTTAAACAGTTGCAAGATATGGGTTATAAAAAGCCTTTATTGACAGCATACGCTCCATCATTTAATCCAGAAAATGATCCACAAGAAAGAGTTCAGAAACCTTGGAGAATGGTGTTTGATAGATTTATTCCAGAGGGTGCTGTCTTCTTCCTTCCAGAAGATATCCCCAACCATACCGAATTAAAATCTCCAACTAGAGCTAGATTTTATTCTGCTCATATGTGTTTTACTCTTGGAGAATTTAGTGTAGAAGTACAACATAATCCAGAATATTATTTTCATGGAGAAGAAATATCCATAGCGGCTAGAGCTTATACTTATGGTTATGATTTATTTCATCCTCATCAAGCTGTAATTTGGCACGAATATACGAGAAAGGGTAGAACGAAACAGTGGGATGATGATAAACAGTGGGGTGAAAGGAATAGAATATCTCATCACACCAATAGAAAACTTTTCGGTATGGATGGTGAAAAGCAAGAAGGTCACGATGGTAAGTATGGTTTTGGTAAAATCAGAACCCTCAGAGAATATGAAGAATATTCTGGCTTGCTTTTTTCTGAAAGATCGGTTCAGCAATATACTTTAGATAAGAAAGATCCACCAAATCCATCTATTGAAGAATTGGGTGGAGAAGAAAATTGGAAAAAACAATTTGCTAATGTGTTCAAACATTGTATTGATGTGGGTTATCATCAAGTTCCAGAAAAGGATTATGAATTCTGGTGCGTTGCTTTCCACGATGAAAATGATGAAACTTTATACAGAAAAGATGCCGATATATCCGAAATCAATACAATGTTAAACGATCCAGATAAATATTGTAAAGTTTGGAGAGAATTTCAAACATCAAGTAAACCCAAGTATTGGGTGGTTTGGCCATATTCCAAATCTAAAGGTTGGTGTGAAAAAATTACAGGAAATCTTTTTTAAATTATGGAAACTATAGACTCATTTTTTTTATATAAAAATTTACATACCACGCAACAAGTAAAGGATATTAAATCTTTTTTTGAAACTTTTTTAAAGGAAGAAAATTTTGATACTATAATAGAATTAGGAACTTCTTTAGGTGGATTAACTTATATTATAGATGATGTATGTGTCGAAAACGATCTGTCAAAAAAAATTCACACTTTTGATTTTTCACATAAAGATTATGTTGAGGCTCAATTAAAAGAGAGGGGTGTTCATTACCATGTGATGGATGAAACCACTGAAACTTTCAAAAATTATGTGATACATCTCATAAACAATGGGGGTAAAGTATTATTGTTGTGTGATGGTGGGTTTAAAATAAATGAATTTAATTTTTATTCCGATTATATTAAGAGAAACGATTTTATAATGGCACATGACTATGCTCAAAGTGATGTTGTTTTTAAAAATGATATTGAAAAAAAGATTTGGAATTGGTTTGAGATACAATACTCGGATATATGTGATTCTATAACAAGAAATAATTTAATAGAATATGGAAAGTTGGATTTTAAAAAAGCTGCTTGGTGTTGTTACGTTAGAATATGATTTTAGATTATGCTATTTCTACATTTTGTTATGGTGAGAGGTATTATAAACAAACTAATCGTTTGATTGAAAGTTTTGATTTCTTAGATATCAAACCTGAAATTTTTATAGTAACTGATTCTCCAGAATCTATTATAAAAAAAGAAAACATTCATGTAAAAAATGTAAAAGCATATAATGAGTCATATTTGAATTATGAGAAAGATAATTATTATTCTTTCGATTTTTCTGTAAAAAGATTTTCTTTATTATTTGCATTTGAAAATGGATATGAAAAGGTTGTTTTAACAGACACTGATGCTGTTGCAAATTCTTCGATATATAATCACGATACTATAAAAAATACTTTTATAGAAAATTCCATAACTGGTCAAGTTACATATAATTTTAAAGATCAGATTGATACTAATAGTATGCTTGGGAGAAGATTTTTACATTACGAAAAATTTTATAATAAAGAATTTGATAAAGAATTATTAAACGAAATGGTTGAAGATTGTATTCAATTTATATCAATAAATAACGGCAATGCCGTGAAGTTTATAAAAACTTGGAATGAATTGATAAAAATTAAAAAAGAAGATGGTTTGCATAATACTCCAGCTGGAAATATAGATGAAATGTGTTTTGCTGGTTTAATGAATGATATATATAATAGAAACAGTTCTTCAAAATCTGTCAATGCTTTAATAGCTGTACATGATAAGTGGTATTAAAATATGAAAAAAACAATAATTAGCTCAGTCTATGAATTAAGATACGAACCTTCTAGGAGTGGGGAGGTTTATAAAAATTTTGCACTTTTAGCTGAAACATTAAACTCTTTAATTTTCGATAAGTATGATTATATCATATACAGCAATGAAGAAACTATAAATAAACATCGTTTACATGATGTTTATAGAACTGGTGAAAGAGCTAATGTTAAAATAATTCAAAAAGAATTGAATAATGATTTTTATTTGAATAAAGTAAATCCTATAAGAGAAAGAAGATTTCAAGCTGGTGACATATATGACAGAATATATTCTGTAAAAAATTATATTGAAGTTATCTTGAATAAGATCGAATTATTATTGGAAAATTCTTCTCATAGTGAGAATGATCGTAATGATTTGGTTGTTTGGTTGGATGCTGGATTGTTTGGTACGAGTTGCCATAATGGTTGGAGGGATTATATGAGAGGTGTCATATACGGTAAGGAAATATTTTTAGACAAAATTTTTGAAAAAGTTGAAGAACATGAATTTATAGCTACGAAAGGTAATAGTATAGTTATAAATTATGAACTAAAAGATAGAATTAGAAATTTAACTGGAGTTGATTTGAAATTAGTACCAGGTTGTTTATTTGGAGGGAGTAAAGAAAAAAATTTGGAGGTTTTGAAAGAATTTAAAAACACTTTCATACAACATATTGAAAAATATGACGAATTGATAAGCGAACAAGAAGTATTAGGTGTTGTTTTAAACGATAAAAATGTTAAATTTTTTGAATTCGATGATTGGATAGATTTACAAAAAGCTTTTTTGAAAATTATGGATATGTACGATGAGTCCAAATATTTTACTGAAAAGTGTTATGAATTTTAGTATAAATGTTGTATGTACAACAATTGGTAGAGAGACTCTACCTAGATTGATTGAATCTTTTATTAACCAATTATCGGAAAATGATATATTCACTATAATATCCGATATAAACCATGATTATGTAGCTAATGTTTTAAAAAAATATAATTTTAAATTTAAAACACAACATATTATAAATGAAAGTGATAGAAAGGGGGCGTATGGTCATCCTTTATTGAATATGTATTTGAATGGGTTGGAAGGAGATTTCATAATGTTTGCTGATGATGATGATAGATATGTTGATGGAGCTTTTGATTATATTAAGAAAACTTTGAAGGTTAAAAATAAATTGTATATCTTTAAACATAAATGGGGAAACACTTATGCTTGGAATGTTCAAAATTTTTCTAGAGGTAATATTGGAAAATGTATGTGCGCTATACCCAATACTCATAATTTACCAAAATTCAGAGAAGATGTTTTAGGGGATGTTTGTTTTTTTGAGGAAATTGGTCAACAGATGGACTATGAATTTGTAAACCATGTGATATATAAAGTGAGAGATACAGAATAATTAATATGCCATCATCTACATCTTTTTTTAAAAAGGAAACAATATCATATATCGTAAAAAACTACCCAACAGATTGTAAAATATTAGATGTTGGGGCTGGTATAGGCACATATTCCGATTTATTGAAACCTAGAGGTTACTTAAATATGGATTGCGTTGAGGTTTATCAACCTTATATTGACGAATATGATTTAAAGGCGAAATATAATAATGTATATAATCAAGATATAACGAAATCTGATATAGATTTTAATCAATATGATTTGGTAATATTTGGTGATATTATAGAACATCTTAGTGAGGAAGATGCGTTATCTGTTTTGAATAAAATTAAAAATGAAACTAGTGTTATAGTTGCTGTTCCTTTTGATGCCGTCCAAGGTGAACATTTTGGCAATATACATGAAACTCATTTACAAGATAAATTGACTTTTGATCATTTTATTAAAACATATAAAAATTATATACCTTTTTGTGTTAGATATGATTATGGTATATTTTTAAATATAAATTCTATAAACATTAGACAAAAAATTTACACCATAGATTTGCCTAATAAAGAAGAGGTATTAAAGGATTTTTTAGACAAAAAAATATTTGAAATAGATGCTCCAGTTGAATTGAGAAAATCACCAATAACGATTGTTACGGCTTTGTGGGATTTGGGTAGAGGTGATATTGAGGATTCTTTTAAAAGATCTTATTCGGATTATCAAAAGAAATTTTCAGAATTATTAAAAACGGATGTCAATATGTATATTTTTGTAGATCCAAAGGATGAAGATTTCATTTGGGAACACAGAAGCAGAGAAAATACAGTAGTAAACTTGATGTCTTTGGATGAACTTAAAAAATGGTTCAATTTTACGAAAAATACAAACGATATAAGGGTTAATGAATCATGGTTGTCTCAAGCTGCTTGGTTAAGAAATTCTCCACAAGCCACTCTAGATGGTTATAATCCATTAGTAATGAGTAAGATGTTCATGGTTAACAATGTGACAATTTGGAATCCTTTTAGTTCTGATTATTTTTTCTGGATTGATGCTGGCATAACCAACACTGTACATTATGGTTATTTTACACATGATAAAGTGTTTAATAATATTACAGATTTTATAGGGACAAATAAAGATTTTTTATTTTTATCATATCCGTATGAAGGAGGATCTGAAGTTCATGGTTTTGAGAGAAACGCTTTGGCTAGATATTGTAATGTTGATTATGTTAAATACGTTTGCAGAGGTGGATTTTTTGGTGGTAAAAAATCATGCATAAATCAAATTAATGGTTTATATTATTCTTATTTAAATAGTTCTCTAAATGAGGGATTAATGGGTACGGAAGAAAGCATATTCACAATATTGATGCATAATCATGATGATATGATCGCACAATATATGCTTGAAGGTAATGGTTTGGTGTGGCCATTCTTCGAAGATTTAAAAAATAAAAATTATAATAAAAATATAATAAACAAGTCTGAAAATTTTATTAAAAATGATTTAAATATCAACAATACGGCTTTATATGTTTTAACCTTTAACAGTCCAAATCAATTTAAAACATTAATAACATCAATGTTGGGATATGATAAAAATTTTATAGATAAACCTAGTAAATTTTTATTGAATAATTCTACAGATGAATCTACTTACAATGAGTATGAAGAGTTATGTGTAAAATACAATTTCAAACACATTAAAAAGGACAATTTGGGTATTTGTGGTGGTAGGCAATTCATAGCGGAACATGCATCCGAGATGAATTTTGATTTTTATTTCTTTTTTGAAGATGATATGTTTTTAAATCCCAATAAAGATTATAGGTGTAAAAATGGTTTCTCATCATACGTTGATAATCTATATGAAAATTCATTGAAGATAGTAAAAAATAACTCATATGATTTTTTAAAATTATCTTTTTCTGAATTTTATGGTGATAACATAACCCAATGGTCTTGGTACAATGTACCTCAAAATGTTAGAGAACAACTTTGGCCTGATAAAAATAAATTACCAGTTATGGGATTAGATCCAAATCCTCCTAAAACAAAATTTAAAAATGTAGGATCGTTTGAAAAAATTCCATATGTTGATGGTGAAATATATTATTGTAATTGGCCTCAGATTGTTTCTAAAACTGGAAATAATAAAATGTTTTTAACGGATAAATGGGCGCACCCTTTCGAGCAAACTTGGATGTCTTATATATATCAAGAAACTGTTAAAAATAATATAAAATCCGCTATTTTATTATTAACTCCAATAAATCATAATAGATTTGATCACTATTCTAGAGAATTGAGAAAAGAATCTTGATTTATTTAATATTAAAAATTTATTATAATAAATACTCATACAAGTTTCTATTGGCAAATTGCGATTTGTACTTAAAATTATCAAGTAAATACACGATTAACTCTATAGTTTAGGGTTTTGTTGGAGTTGGTGTAGGAGTCTCTGTATTAGTTGGTGTTGGAGTTGGTGTAGGAGTCTCTGTATTAGTTGGTGTTTGTGTTGGTGTAGGAGTCTCTGTATTGGTTGGTGTTTGTGTTGGAGTTGGTGTAGGAGTCTCTGTATTAGTTGGTGTTTGTGTTGGTGTAGGAGTCTCTGTATTAGTTGGTGTTTGTGTTGGAGTCTCTGTTTGTGTTTGAGTGGGAGTTAGAGTGGGAGTTTGAGTTTGAGTAGGAGTTTGAGTTTGTGTTTGAGTGGGAGTTTGAGTTTGTGTGGGAGTTTGAGTTTGAGTAGGAGTTTGAGTTTGAGTGGGGGTTGGTGATGGAGTTGGTGTTGGGATTACAATTAAATCGCCATACAATATCCAATCATTATTGTTTAATTTTAATAAATTTACAACAGTGTATGTTTCTTCTAGAAATGTTAAACCATTAACACTTTTTAAAGAGACACCGTCTAATGCGGATAATCCAACAAAACCTAATCCGTTTCTCAATATTCTTATTTCAGAACCTATTGGAAAATTTATATCCGAATCGTTGGATATCGTGACATATGTTAAAGTGTGATTGTTTATTGATAATATACTACTTTTATCTGAAAGAGATAAGTTATAAGTTGTTATTCCATTAAAATTTTTATTATTAACTGGAACCGTACCCTCCCATAAAGATGAACTTGAATATACGTTAGTGGTTAAATTTTCATATTTGCCACTTAATCCATTAAAAGAAGAATAAACACTTTCATATCTACCACTGGAAGAATTATAAGTGGCATCTATTGCCGATAGTGACACATTGTTTCCTTTAGAAATTGTTAATTTTCTAGTAGATTCGTTAAATGTTAAAGCTTGATAATCACTAAAAAGATTTAAAACATCATGTATGTTGGTTCTTATTTCATTGACACCATTTTTATCATAACCTACCAGATAATCTCCAGTTACTAGACTGGATGATGTTTTTAAATTAAATTCTGTGAAATTTGTATCTGGCATGAAAATATTTATTATAGTTATTTACATTTAATTATGATGTGATGAAAATGATGTTGTTACTGTGAAATATGTAAAGGTTAAAGAGTTTGAAGCTTTGGAATATCCAGCGTTATTAATATATACTACGTCATAATTACCAATTAATAAATTGCTTGGTAGATAAAAAGAAACTTTACCGTTATCGTATGTATAAGTTTCCACTGGAAATATTTCAATTGGAGCAAATTTTGAACTTATAGATTTTATATTTGTGAAAATATTCAATAATATGGATGACATTTCCACATTATTGGTGGAAAGATATAACCCATTTAAAGTACTAAAATTAAAATTCTCACCAAACATTTTTATAAATGTTGATGATAAATTTTTTATTGAAACCGTAAATGTTGGTTTCGAATAATCTTTATTTTTTTTTAAACAATTGCAATCTTCCACATATATATTTAGAATAAATGATACTGGTGCTAAAAAAGACTAACAAACTTTTTAATCAACTTTAATATCTATATTATAGATTTCAGGTTGTTTTACAGGAACGGTAACTCGCAAAAGACCGTCCAAGTATGTTGATGATATTCTTTTAGCATCTGTATTCTCATTTAAAACAAATGATATACCACCTTTACGCCTACTAATACCTTTTTTAACATATTTTACGTTGTTATTTTCATTTGTTTCATCTTTCAATACATCAATATGTAAATGGCCATCTCTAACCTTCACATCAATGTTATTTTTACCTACACCAGCCAATGCTATTTCAACTTCATATTTTTCCGTTTCACCCTCTTTATTATGAATTGCTTTAACATTGTATGGGTATACTGCATTGGGAATATCGAAAGCTTTATCGACATCTCCCAATATATTTTTAAACCAGCTATCATTGAACAGGGCGGGTAGCTGATTCATTAACCGCTCTGTAGCCGCATAGTGGCCAACTGTGTATGTTGGTTGTTTGTAGTTTTTTATTTCTGTATTCATATTATTTCTCCTTTATTATAAGCGAGTTATATGTTTGTCTAGTCTAGTTTTAGCACCAGATTTATAACATGATTGACATGTTATAAAATTACTTATTCCATTTATTATCGTTTACAATCTCAGCAATGATTGCATAAACTCCTAAATCTTTGAAAGAATCTATCAATGGTTCGTTTGACGTATCCGCATCTTTTTTATAAAATAAAATATTCAAAAGTCTTTGAAATTTGTCAGAAATTCTTACTAATATTACAGTCAAAGCCGTATGGATGTCATTTTCGTTTTTAATTTCTCTACCCAAAGTTACGTTATATGGACCATAATCGTGTAATTTTTTACAAAACATCTCATATTGATTTTTTTGTATTTGTTTAAAAGCTTCGGTAGTTTGTGGGTATTTTTTTTCTATATGATTGGAAATTGTATCTTTTTCGGCGTTTGACATATTGCCGTAGTTTATATGCAATTTTATAAAGTTCAAGTAAATATTTTTATGGCAAATTTCAATTCATCGGAAATACAAGAAGATGGTAAAAAAATGTTAGGTAAATTGGATTTAGATGTCGCATTAAGCGAAATAGAAAGCTTTGTTCAGATTCCAGAATTATCCGAATTTTCTCAATTAGCCGAAAAATTTTTACCTAAAAATTTAGTAAAATTTGGAGAAGATGGTAAGGTTAGTTTACTCTCATTAACTGATTTACAACAAGCTTTAAATTCTGGATTGAATGATATTAAAGGTTATTTAGAGGGAGAGATACTAGGATTATTTGAAACCGTTAAAGGTGAAATAGATGCTGTTTATAATGAAGGTAAAGCTGTGTATCAAGAATTGTCTAATATGAAATCTATTTTTGAAAAAGACAATTCTAAAGTCGCTGATTTAGCGTTATCCACTCTTAATAATGCCACTGGGCTTAATTTAGATGTTCAAGCTTTAGGCTCAATTTATAAAACCGCTACAAATAGTATAGAGAGTTTTACTAAATTATCTCCAAAACAATTGAGAGATTTATCTAATCCAGAATACTATAAAAAAGTGGTTAACACAACTTTAAACACCGCATTAGATGCTACTAACACAGCTGCGTTATTAGCTACTGGACAAAGTTTGTTAAACGATCAAATAGATGGTTCTGGATATATAGATTGTTTTAAAGAAAATTCTAAAAAGAAAGTAGATGAAAAGGATGGGAATCAAAAAATTGCAGTTGAACGAAAGGTTTATTGGGGGAAAGGTGAAGGAGCTACTCCAGAAGCTTTTGCAAAAAAATCTAATAGTGGTAGTAAATTAGTGAGTGATTATAGTTTAGCTGTGGATAATTCCAATATTTTAATTGGAGCTAAAGTTAAATTTTCAGATGATAGTAAACAAAGAGAAGCTGTAGATACAGCTACACCATCTAAAGGTTTAAGTCCAAGCGGTACGTATCCTGTAATTGGTATATATTTCGATGATAAAGAAAAAGCTATGGAATATACTAAAAAATATCCAGAAAAAATTGTCACCGCAATAGTGGAACTACCAACAGATCAGAGAAAAAAAGAAGCTACTAAAATTAAAAAAAATAATAAAGAATTGGAGAAAAAAGCTGAAAAACTGCAAACTGGAGAAGATGTTATTAAGAAATTAGCCGAATTACAGGCTACGGTAGGATAATTAACATTACGAGGATATACTTAATAGATTTCTCTCTTAAATATACATATATTTTATGGAACAATTACATGGTTTTTACAGAGGTATAGTAGCACAAAACAACGATCCAGAAAGATTGGGTAGAGTTAAAGTTTTTGTACCTCATTTGCACATGTCTTTATTGGATTTGGAGGAATCCGATTATGATGGTGAATTTTTCTTTGCGGAATTTGGTACAAATTATCAGTCAAAAGGTAAAAAAATGATCGATATGACAAAATATATCGAAAAAATAAAATTAAAATTACCATGGGCTGAAATATCACTACCAATAACTGGTGGAGGGTATAGTTCTTTCAATTCTCCTAGCAACAGAGCAACAACTTCAGATGCTCCAAATTATTTAAACCAGCAAGCAGAAGAGGATGGGTCAACTGGAGCACCAGCTGGTGCAGAGTTAAAACAAAATCCACCATCTGATAGATTCGCATCAGCTTCAGACAATCCAAATCCTTTAGGAGCGTCTTACCAAACACAATCATATTATAATGCACCTAAAGGCATGTTTGGAATACCTCAAGTAAATTCTAAAGTTTGGCTTTTCTTTTTGAATGGGAATCCAAACACGCCTGTAATTTTTGGATATAGTCCATCCGCTGATTCTTATAATCAAATTTTTGATGATACGAATTATCCTAGTGGTTATGAGAATAATGACCCAACAAATGAGGATAATCCAGAAAATTTAAAACGTAGACAATTAACCGCTTTAAATTATAAGGGTGGTAGTATTTCTTTTAATGGAACAGACAATGAAGAGTCTTTAAGTATAGCTCATGATAGTGGTTCTTATAGCGAAATGAATCATTCTGGAAAAAAAACTTTAGTGATGGGTCTTAATAATAAATTGGTTAAAGGTCCAGAATATGTAACGATTGAAGATAGTTATAATCTTTCTTGTAGAGAAGACAGCACCATTGAAGTTGCTGGTGACATGAAGATACAAATAGGTGGTGCAAATTATGCAGCTGCTCAAAAATGGAAAGATGCGTCTTCTTCGATTCATGCTGTAAAAAGTTTACCAGAAACTCAAAATGCTGATAATGAATCTTTTTTCTCATCACCTTTAGCAAAAAAAGGTGGTAAAAATCCACCTTGTCCAGCTTGTAGTCAAGGTAAAAAATTCAAAACATTGGTGGGTGGTAATGGTGATGATAAAAATAAAAGCAAAATTGATAGTGGACAAACAACATTTAAAGATACATTATTAAAAAGTTTTTTAAAATTTTTAGGTATAAAGACAGAGTTAAAAATAGAAGATGCTAAAGATGAGCAATATCCAAAAACAACAAACTGTCCAGTGTGTAAAGGTTCTGGAACATCTCCATCAACCATGGGTGGTAAATTTCCAACCGATAAAAGAAAGGATGAAATTGGAAATTTATATTTAAATTCAGCAAAAGACTTTTTTGATGCTGAAAATGAAATGGGAAACGGGGGGAGTTTGAGTTTAAATATCACGAAAGATTTATTTGTAAGTGTTGGTTGTGCATCGAATGATTTGGACAGTATACGGATCAATAAAAAGGGTGCAGCGCATGATATTAGGGTTAATTTAGATGGAGAAAAGGGATTATATCCTTCACAAGTTACAAGTTCTGTTGTGGAAAAGGTTCACGTCGATAAGTTTCCTGGCGGTCAATTTACAATTGATGCTCAAAATGGTATTAACTTGATAGGTGGATCTGGAGGGTTAGATTTGAATAGTACAGGATGTTTGAGTTTATATGGCACTGTCGCTGAAATAACTGGGGAACAATTAAACTTGAGTTCAAAAAGTGGATTAAATATAGCAACTGGTGAAGTTATTACCATTAAAGCCCCAAACATAGCACTTGAAGCTGGTGATCAAACATTCATAAAGGGTAGTGTTGGAGTTGATGGTAATATGGCTTGTAGAGGTGGTGCAATGTTTGGTGGTGAAGTGTTCTTGCAACATGTTACTGCTCCAATGGAAATACAAGAAACTGAATTTCAATCAGAGCTTTATGGTACAGCTTATCCACACAAACAATTAAAGGTTGGATTTATAAAAAATACTCAAGTAATAAATGTTAGTGTGAGTTTAAATTTAACAGGACAAACAGCCACTATACCCAATGTGGGTTCAGGACCAGTCACTGGAACTGCCACTGGAACAGGAACTATAACCGTAACACAAACGGTTCCAATATATTCAATGGATGCTGGGAATATAGCAGATGATGGTTGTATATTTGTTTATCCGCATCAACATTTGTTTAGAAACTTACCTTTAAATCTCGCCACAAAATATGAAGAGGTTAGAACAAAAGCTTCTGGAGTGGATTCTAAAACTCCCTTGGAATCGCAAAAAATACAAAACGGTTTAAAATGTAAAGAAGTTAAAGGAACTACGAAAGAAGCCATGGTTGGGTTGGATAATCAACTTAAATCTCAAAAATTTACACCAGTATCTATATAATATGAGATCATTTTCATCCTTTATAAACGAATCAGTTTCTGATAATAAAATGAAAAAAAATATAGAAGAAACAATATCTTTTTTAGAAAAAAAGAATAAAGTTTTGTTTTTAACAACATCGAATAGATATGAAAAAAATGTCGATGATATTCCTAAAAGTACACAATTGGCATATTACATTCAAGAGTTGATAGGAATGAAAAAAATTGAAATTATAGAAGTTCCTAAGTTGAAAATATATAATTGCGAAGGTAATGTTAGTAGTGCTGAAGGTAACGGTTGTGGTAAAAAGGAAGCTTTATTGAAGGATAAAGATAAAAATCCCTCTGGTTATCATAGATGTTGGTGTTCTTTTAATAATAAAGATGATGAGCTTTGGAAAATATCAAAATCTTTATTCGAATCCGACTGCGTTTTATTTTTCGGATCTGTTAGATGGGGGCAAACAAACGCTATATATCAAAAATTGATAGAAAGATTGTGTTGGATAGAGAATAGACATACTACTTTAAGGGAAAATAACATAGTTAAGGATATTGCTGCTGGAATTATTTTAATAGGTCAAAATTGGAATGGTGAGAATGTTATAGAAACACAGAAGCAGGTTTTGAAATATTATGGTTTCGAAGTTTCTGATAAAATATGTTGGAATTGGCAATATACATCCAATTCCAATGATGAATCTAAACAATCCTATAAAAATGCTATAAATGATTTTCAAAACATTTTATTATAAATATTATTATGCATCGTTTTAATAAAGCAATAGATATCATTTTGGAAAAAATGATTCATGAACAAAATGAAAGTGATTCTGAAATAGAAAAGGCTGATAATTTTGTTAATTCAACTATTGAAGAAATAAAAAAAAGAATTAAAAATGATCCAGAATCTTTTCAAAGAGATTGCGAAATTAGATACAATTCTGGTCAAAATATAGAAGATTCTTTTGTTAAAGAATTAAGTCAAATAGAAAAATCTATAAATGAATCTTATGAAGATTTAAAAAAAGATGCTTCAAATGCATGGGATCTTCTAAAGAATAAAGGCAAAGAGTTGTGGTCGCCTATTGCTGATGAAATTGAAGATACACAAACTTTTTTAGCGGATTTGGCCGTTGAAAACATGGGTTCTATTGTAAGAAAAAGTATAGGAGACGAGTATGTTGATGATATAAAAAATAACATGAGTGAAAATGTTATATATAAAATTATAGCGGTTCTAGAACCTACTGGTGTAATGTCTTGGCCTTATTTGGCAAAAGCTAAAGAAGCCTATGAAGCTAGTATAGGGACTGAAGATGAGGATATATATCAATTAAATTTATTAGCGGCTCAAATTTCCGTAATACCAGGCGTTAGAGTCCCATTTAGAATATTAACACTACCCTTTAGATTGTTGTTTGGCGCTCCAGCTTTTATTCTTCGCAAAGTATTTGGGGTTACTGGAGTATCTAAAGTTTCTAGATCTTTAGCTGGTACGATAAAAAATAGAATATCAACATCTCCAAATATTCAAAAAGCTGCAAGTGTTGTAACCAAGGCATCTTCTAAAAACACAAGCCTTGGGAAAATTGCAAAAACACCAGCTGCAAATGCTGTTAAAACTTTACCTAAAGCTGCAAAAGCAGTAGTTACTGGTACTAAAAATGCTAGTAAAAAAGTTGTCGATATTGCTAAGAATCCTGTAAAAGCAGTAGCGTCTGCTGGAAAAAAAGCAGCAAAAGTTGGAGCAACTGGTGCAAAGGTTGCAACGGTGGTGGCATCTGGAAACATACCGCAAACTTTAAAAGATTGGGAAAAAGATGGGGAAGAAATAACTAAAAAACTAGGAGACAAGCAATACGGAACCTTTGGTAAGTTTCCAACAATAAGTAGATTATCTACTCAAAGATTTTAATTCTTTTAATATATCTTGTAAACAGTATTTGAATATTTTAGATAGTTTTATTTTTTCTAAATTTTCCAATTTTACCCAAGAAAAGTCAATATGTTCGTCGGATAATTTAATATCCATAAATGCTTCATTTACTTTAAAAATATAAGTATAATAATTTCCACCACGAATTCTTAGTTTCAATTCCTTTTCATTTTTTCCGTGTATTACTCCTATTTCTTCAAGTGTTTCTCTTTTAGCCGTTTCTAAAGGAGTTTCTGTTTCTATTGGTTTACCTCCAATAAAACCCCATTTTCCGTTGGGTTTCTTTACTAAAAGAATTTTAGATCCATCAAAAAATAAAATACCAGCACCACTAAATTGATTTATTTTAGATTCTTTGATTATTTTATATGCTGTAAAAATGTCCATGAAATTATTTAACTCTATTATAAATAATAAATGAATGAAAATGAACTCGAAATTTGATGAAGTTATTCGAAGATACATTATTGAAAGTTTACAAACTGGAGATATGACGCAAGTTCCAGATATTGAAAAAATGAAGATTAATCAAAAAGGCGCAATAAATGATAAAAATAATTCACAAGAAACAATAAACGCCTTAATTAAACAAGTAGAAGATTTAAATAAAAAAACTGAAGAAGAGGGTAAACAATCTGAGGTTGAAAACAAAAAAAGAGAAGACGAGTTCAAAAAACAACAATCACAATTGCAAGACTTTCAAAGAAAAATGCTAATAACTCAAATGGCACCTCAACAAAATGTTCAATCTAATAGTCAACCTAATAGTCAAAATTTAAAAAATCCTACAAATTTTGATAAAATATTAAGCAGTTTTAATAAATAATAATCGTAGTCGTTATAAATATTCATATATGAAAAAGAAATCAGATTTAGACAATATATTTGAATCTTATATGAATAATATTGTTTTAAATGAAGCTGTTAAACCTGAAGAGGTTAATACTCCTCAAAGACCTTTAACACCCCAAGAGGAACAAATTAGACAGCAAAAAGGTTGGACAGTTCCTCAAGCTAGAATAATGTTTGATAGACAAAATGAATTAAAAAGTGCTCAAACACCTTATGCACAAGCTGCCACTGGACAGACACAGACCGCGCCAGTCACACCAGCTACTCCAACAGCACAAGCTACTCCAACAGCACAAGCTCAAGCTGGTAATGTTGTTGATGATGAGGGAGAAACATGGGATAGTGTTGAAACTACGACAGAAACAATTCCCAATGCCGTTAAAACATATCAGCCAACATCATCTCCTTCTTTAGATCAATCAAACAGTATGGGAAGCGAAGGAGAAACAGTAACAAAACAATTTATTGGAAGTAGGCCAGCTAATGCGGCTGGAACGTCAAATTTCAATGGAACCACTATAACATCTAGTCCAGTTGTTGCTGGTGATGAAGAATTTAAAAGCCAAGACGAAAATGAAATTGACGAAGATGGATTAACTTTACCAGTAGATATTGACTACGAAGAAAATGAAGAATCTGGAGAAAAATCTAATAAAAAATATAAAAATATGACTAAAGTTGACGAAAAAAATATGATTGCTAAATTTTTAAAGCAATTATCTGAAAAAAATTATTCCTCATCGCATAAATACTTGAAGACAATCTTGGATTATAAAGTTCAAAAAGCTTTGATGAGAGAGATTGGAAGAATTTAATTATGGATATTAAAAAACAACTTAAAAAGGTAACTAAAGAATTATTGAGCGAGGAAGCTCTTAATGAAATTCAACTAGCTTTTGAAAAGGCTGTGGAAGAAAAAGCTAAGTTAAATGTCGCGGCTGCTTTAGTGAAACAAGATGAAGATTATGCTAGTAAGCTTTCCAATTTGTTGGAAGTTATTGACAAAGATCATACAGAAAAGTTAAAAAAGGTTGTTAAAGCCATAGATCTCAATCATGGTGAAAAATTAAAAAATATAGTTGAAAAATATAAAGGAGCTATTGTTAATGAAGCTGGTTCCTTTAAAGATACTATTATCAATGATGTTTCCACTTATCTAGATGCTTATGTTGAAGAAGCTTTACCAAAAGCTAAAATCAATGAAGCTGTTAAAAATAGAAAAGCGAGAATTGTTTTGGAACAAATTAAAGAATTTCTTGGAGTTGATAGTGCCGTTGCCAAGAAAGCTGTTAAATCAGCTATCATAGACGGTAAAAAACAAATAGATGAAGCTACTAAAAAGCTTGAAGTCGTTCAGAAAGAACATAGAGTTCTCATAGAAAAATATAACGCCGTTGCTTCCGATCTTATATTGGAAAAGAAAACGGAAGGTCTTAGTGATAAGAAAAGAGATTATATTAAGAGAATAATGAAAGGGAAGAGTACTCAATTTATAAATGAAAATTTTGATTATGCTCTAAATCTTTTTCTTAAAAATGAATCTGAAAGACTTCATGAATTGAAGGAGAATGCTATCAAGCATTCTGTATCAAAGGGAGTTGATGTACCAAAAATCATCGAAGAAAAACGTGAAAACGTTCAAGATGATTTGAATATGAACCCTTACCTTCAAGAATTATCTAAATACTAATTTTAGCTGAGATATTAAATGGTTTAATATCTGAATTAATCGAAAGTCGAAAAGGAGAAACAAAAAAACGAATATGAAATCAATTAGACCAACACAAGCCTATATTGACCAAACTCGCGCTGAAGCTCTTTTGGAGAAGTGGAAGCCAGTTCTGAATTATACTTCAGATAAGGTTGCCGCTATCGAAGACGATCATACACGCCTTAATACCGCTATGCTTCTTGAGAACCAAGAACGCTGGTGCATTGAGGAACAAAACCAAGCTGGTGGCTCAAGTTCCGTTTTCGGAACTGTTAATGCTGGCCAATATGGTGGCGTAGGTGGCAGATTCCCCAATAGTTACCCTAATGGTGATACATATGCTTCTGGTGATGCTCGTTTACCAAAGATCCTCATCCCGATGATTCGCCGCACATTCCCCGAATTGATTACCAATGAAATCGTTGGCGTACAACCCATGGGTGGTCCCGTTGGTTTAGCTTTCGCTCTCCGCTATAAGTATCTTGCCAAGCAACTTGGCAATGATGGTGTTGATGGCAGTGGCACAAATGCCAATGCTGATATGATCAACCCTCAAGCTGCTGCTGGCGGTAAAGAGCTAGGCTACCAATATCTTGACACTAGCTACACTGGAACTTCCAGTTCTAGATTGTCTGGAACAAATGACACCTATGGCAATCTCTTCCCATTTGTGGAAGCAGATAAAGGCGTTGCGCAACTCTTAGCAAATTTTGAATTGACAGGTAAAATCCCTCAAATCGAAGTTAGCTTTGAGAAAACAGCTGTTGAAGCTGGAACACGCCGCCTCGCCGCTAGATGGTCAGTTGAATTGGAGCGAGACTTGAAGAATATGAATGGTATCGATATTGATACCGAACTCACGAATGCAATGTCTTATGAATTGCAAGCTGAGATTGATCGTGAAATGATCATGCGTATGATTCAAACTTCTCTCAATGCTGGTTTTGGTGTTGGATACTCTGTATGGAGTCCTGCATCAGCCGATGGCCGCTGGCTCGTTGAACGCAACCGCGATTTCTATCAACGTTTAATCATCGAAGCTAACCGTATTGCCATTCGCAACCGCCGTGGAGCCGCAAACTTTATTGTTTGCACACCTCGCGTTGCTGCAATCCTCGAAATGTTACCCGAATTCCAATGGGTACCCGTTCAAGGTAATGTTAATACTCAGCCTGTAGGTGTAGCGAAGGTTGGTAATCTAGGAGGTAGATTCAATGTTTACCGCGATACCCGCACAGAAGCTCAATTTGAGCAAGGTCGTAGTTCTACATACCTTTCACCAGGACAAGTTCGTACTCAACGTGTTGAGTATGCCCTTCTTGGTTACAAAGGACCAGAGTTCTACGATACTGGTATTATATATTGCCCTTACATCCCAGTGATGATTCAAAGGACAATTGGCACGAATGACTTCAGCCCAAGAGTTGGTCTTATGACCCGCTATGGCGTTGTTGACAATATCTTCGGAGCCAACTTATACTACCACGTTATTCTGTTAGCAGGATTAGGTCAAGCATTTGAACCGAATAGTAGCGCCGTATATTTCTAAGAAATATAGGTCAACGGTA